CGTAAATGATATACAGAATGCCATGAAGGCCTATGAAGCTATAATGGGATCAAAAAAGCAACCTCCGTTAGTGGTAAAGAGGTCGACGCGTGAACTTGCCTATGGTTATTCAGGCAAGAACCTCGACTCCAAACCCAGTAATGGCGTTTGGATGGAGTACAAGCATCGCTGGGATGTAAAAGTCACAGCGGGAGTGATCTATCGTTTGAGAGATCAATCCCTGAATGCTCGTGCAGCTCACATAACTGGTTTAACGTTGCGTGACTTGCCGGGTGTTGCTTGGGAGCTTGTGCCCTACTCATTTGTGGTAGACTGGTTCATCGACGTCGGATCGTGGCTTAATGCCGTTCTTCCGAATGCCGGTGTGGAAGTGATGGGTAATTGGGTAACGACGAAGACTACGCTGGTCAGTTTTAATACTGTCCTTACGTGGTGTTCTACGATAACTGATCCACCTGTCACAACCTACTCACCTGGGGGAGGGGATTTTGTCGAAAGGACAATTTCCACTTCTAGACGAGTCGGCCTACCGCTACCTGCACTGCCCCAGTTCACATTTCGTGACCTGGGAACCCTTCGTATTGTCGATGGCTTAGAACTTATTGTTCAACGCCTAAAGACTTTACGCGGATAATGAAGGAAGCTTCATGAGCCTTAGCAATATGGTTCTCCTTACCGGCGCCACACTTGCGGCTACTGGTGGGTCTAACCTGACGTTTGCCAATACCGGCACGACAGTCACCAACGGCGTCAATCTGACGGTACCGGCAACTGCCGATTACCGTGTGCGTCAGCAATGTACGTTTAAGTACAAAGCTCCGCGCATTCAGACTGATGGTTCGTATCTTCGCGACTCAAAGAGCGTGTCTTATAACGTTCCCTTGATTCTCGCGAGCGGGAAAACCGTGAACAACGTGATTCGTATTGAACGCGAAGTTCATCCCGAAATGTCGGCTGCGGCTGTCCTCGATCTGAATAAGATCGCGGCTCAACTGCTGTTCGACACTGATACGGACAACTTTTGGACAGCTGGCTCGACCTCTTAATCGAGGTCTTGTTGGCCCTGCGAGAGTTGCTTGAGTTAATTCTCAAGTAACTTGTCCATTAGTTCGGCTATATTCTAGCCGCCCGTTGGCATAGTACTTCGAAATACTTCAAAGGACTATATGAAAGTCGTACCGAGAAAGGCAACACAGCGTTTCTCGACTGACCGGATAGCGAAACTGCTAGCCATCAGCCTAGCCGAGGACTTCCGAAAATTCCTCCCTTCTGATGTCGGAGAAAAGTTTGCTAAGTTCGCAAACTTTAATTCCGTCGTTGAATGGAGGAATGGCACAGCGGATTTGCTGCCAAGCGAACAAGATACGCCCTACCAGTTTAAGGTAAAGGCGCAGCTTGCTAACTTGTACAAAAAGTATACATTTCAAACCGATATGTATACACCTTCTCAAGTTTCAGCGATGTCCATAGAGAAATTTATGGACAACCAGCTGAGACTCCAAACTTTCAGTCTTGATGATTCCTCTCATGTAACAAAGAGTGTCATCATGTACGCAAAAGGTTGGATCGAAGGAGTCTTAAAGGACTTCGACGAAGAGGAGTTTTTGTCAGCATGCAGCTTTGCGAGGAAGTCGACCGTCGGTGTGCCGCTTCGCTCTGCTAGTTTAGCAGAACGATGGCGTGTTCCACTTACGGGTTCCGCAGCTCACATTTCTTGGTTCCGCAACAGATACTTGGTGTGGAACTGTATCCCGAGAGAATATCTCGAGAGACAGACAGGCGGCGATTTAAACGCAGCCTTCCAGGAAGTCGAGCAACTCGACGCTGTTCTTGTCCCAAAAACGTTTAAAAGTAACCGTATGATTATGGCGAATACCACCATTGGGAGTCTTTATTCCAATGGTATGGGAAAAGTCATCACCACTCGGTTGCTTCAAGCGGGCTATGATATCGCGAAACTTCAAAAACTTCACGGTGTTATGGCAAAAGTCGGCAGTGTGAAAGGAACTCTCACAACTGCTGACCAATCTCTTGCTAGTGATAACATCACGACGCAATTGATTGATCGACTCTTACCTGTCCGATGGGCTTCTGCCCTGAAGTTAGGTAGGATATCGAAGATCCGTATCTCCGAAAGCGTAATAATCGAGACAAATACTTTCTCGACTATGGGCATAGGATTTACGTTTCCGCTTCAAACGCTTTTGTTTCTTTCTCTCTTAAAGGGTATTTCTCTTGAATTCTTTAAAAAGAATCTCGAGGTTAGTGCTTATGGAGACGACTTGATTTACGATAGCCGTCTGCATCCCTTTGTGGCCTCGCTGTTTCCAAAGCTTGGTCTCATAATAAACACTGATAAGACATACTCTGATGGAGGGTTTAGAGAGTCCTGCGGAAGTGATTACTTCCGTGGGGTGGACGTTAGGCCCTTCCAACTTGGAAGTGCCGATAGCGGTTTTCTCTCACGTCGTAAATACGAGGCGTTTCTTTACTCTATCATTAACGGCTTACGCCGGCGGTGGTTCGAGTTTGAAATACCTGGCACTTTGCTTATGCTTGGTGTTCATTTGGCATCTGTAGGAATAGTACCCTACGTGGTTCCTCCTGACTACCCTGCGACAAGTGGAGTGCAAGTTGATCATCCCTTCGACCGACCGGATTTTCTGGTCAATCGCAGAGAGCCGAGACGTAAGAAACATGGCTTTGTCGAATTCAAATATCTGCGATTTAACGCAGATAGGAGAATAGAACATCGACACGAACCTTACCTCTGGCAGCGCCTTCAACAGCTTTCAGCTGTTATTGAGTTCTTTGGAAGCAATTCCAAAGGACCCATGGGCGCTTATCATCATTTTCCTGATCTCGTACTTAGCCATACGGCTTCGTTCGAAGAAGTGAAATGTGATCAACAACCAGCCAATTACCGCTCATCACTGAGCGGGAAGAGGCTGCGTAGACGTGATACCCTCATTGCTGTGCAGCAACGGGGTCGCTATCAAGAGCAGATCGGGTCCTCA